TCCTCATCGGGACGCCCCATAATGATGATTTTATCCACCAGAAAGGCTTCCTCTCCCGGAGCCCATCCCCAGACATACATCTCAAAACGGTTTCGCTGCGAGTCAATGCCCGCCGTCAGATAAACCACCCGGGCAGGCACCGCCGCCGTGTAACGCACAACCTTATCCATCAGCACCTGGTGATCGAGTTTTTCGCCCACAGCCTCTTCCCAGGTCTCGCCCAGCGTGGTGTTCACAAAGGTTTTCAGGCCGTTGGGATCTTTCAGTGCATCCAGCCAGTCATAGACAATCTGTACCCAGGTGGTGAACGGACTGTACGCCGTCCAGATATGGAATGTGATGGAGCGCGGCGGCGGAATTTCATTATCCGCGGCGCTGAAAAACGTCAGACCGTCGCGGGTCCACATCCCCGTGTTTTCACAGATCCACCGCCCGTTGCTCTGGTCAAGCTCAGACTGATGGATCACGCAGCCATGATGTTCACAGAGGTAGAAAACGCTTTCGGGGCTGTCCTTCTCCCATTTAAGGCCAAAAGGCGTGGACTCATCGCCAAATTTCAGATACTGCGCCTCCCCACAGTGCGGGCAGGGCACATAAAAACGCATGAAATGCGCCGACTCGTTGGCCGCTTTTTCGATCTGGCAGGAGCCTTTTATTTTAGGCGTCGAGCCGCGAATGGATTTTGGCCATACCGAGCCCTCAATACGCTTATCCCCCAGCAGGGTTGGCGAGCCCTCTTTTTCGACATCCGGCTCGAACGAGGAAAGTTCGTCATAGCAGACCACGTCCACGGATTTTTCACGGTAGTTTTTGGCGGCAGCGCCGCCCAGGCACCAGAAGCCCACACCCGATGAAAAGCGTTTCAGCGTGATGGTATTATCACGATGTTTACGTCCCAGCCAGGGAGAAAGTTTTTTCAGGCAGGGAACATCGCGAATCGTCGCCTCCACGTGAGACTTCATAAAATCTTCAGCGGCAGAATCCGTGGGCTGAAAAAGCAGACTGTTTCGGGATTTATGCTCAATAAAATACCCGGCGACTCCCAGCAACATCTTTGTATAGCCAACACGGGCAGATTTAATCAGATTAACAGTCCGGATCTGATCATTCCCCATGCTGTTCATGATGGCGATCTGGAACGGCAGCGTTTTCCATTCTCCCTCACCATATGAAGATTCTTTAGGCAGATAATAATTTTGATCAGCCCATTCAACTGGCGTCACCGGCAATGCCCTTATCAGGGGCTGTAATGCTGTTGTGACAGCACTCATCATATTATTCAGTTGTTGCTCTGATATATTCATCGAGTAAATCCGGTAATTTATCCCCCGCCCGCGCACACTGATTTGCCCCCTTCGCAATAAGGGTTTTCAGATGGTCAAGATGGCGCGGTGTTAAATCAGGAAACTGTCGCTGCATGGATAAAGGGATGGAATCAAGCGTACTGGATAACGCCATTGCCAGCTTGCTGAGGGCAAAAATACAGAACCCGGTGTCAATAAGTTTTCCTTTTGACACCTCATTTTTTAACTGCTGTGTAACAGCCTGTTCTGCTGTCAGTTCCCATCTGGCAATAAGCAATTTCTCCTCATAGTCGTCTTCGCTATCGCCATCAGGCACATCGTTTTTACTTCTTCTCAGATACGATATGTAAAAATCGCGCCAGGCATCCAGATCCAGTTGCCCTCGCTTATTCGATATCGGGGCACCCGGCAATTTCTGCAATCTGCGAAGCTGGCGATCGGTCAGACTTAAATGCCTGGCAACTTCAGTCTGCGTAGCCACTCCTCACCTCGCAAAAAACTCTCACCTCACAATCACAACAAAACCGGTCATGCCCGGTTTTAGTGTCTATTTTTTGCGCATGTCCGGTTCATGGAAAGCATGTTTTTATATTTTTCATATGGTTAACTTGCAGAGAAACCGGACATGGATCCCGGAAAATTTTCATAAATAGTGAAAATCCGCGAGGTCGCCGCCCCGTAACCGGTCGGATCGCCGGAAAGGACCCACGAAAATGATAATGATTATCATCTATATAAAGTTTATCACAACATGTGTGTACGCCATCAAACCACGAGAAATAATCAATTATGACGCAGGTATCGTATTAATTGATCTGCATCAAATTAACGTAAAAGCAACTTCAGATAATACAAATCAGCAACACTGAATATGGGGAAACATTATGTCATCAAAGAACAGAACCCGCAGAACAACAACCCGCAACATCCGATTTCCAAACCAGATGATTGAACAAATTAACATCGCTCTTGATCTGAAAGGTTCAGGAAACTTTTCAGCGTGGGTTATTGAAGCCTGCAGAAGAAGGCTGTCAACAGAGAGTTCGGGTATGAATTACATAATTAAGTAACATGGTGTTCACAGAACACGCAGTTACCGGACACATCAGTTTTCCATTCGCTCCCCGGCAGTACAGGCTTCCCCTCTGACGGGATAGCCTGAAAAAATAACACAGAAAATTATTTGTTATAATTAATATAACTTACTCAAAAAAAAGCGACGAGAAAATCAGCATCAACGAACAATAAGCGCCAATACGTGATAACAAATGGCAGCCATATTTATCTGCAGTATAAGCAATGGACAGGATAACCACACCAGAAACCGTCAGCATAAAATCCATTTGAACTTCCCCGGACAAAATCGACTCATCTAAAGATTTACAGCTCTTTTTATTATCAATATGTTAAAAGTAAAATAAACAGATGTTCAATAACACGAATACAAAAACGTGCTGAAATTCAATGAATCCATTTCTGTGTCATCAATTAATAGTGATAAACATCCGGCTTCTTCCACCATCGCACCGGACAGGCGACTATGAGGGGACAACGCCGCGCTCCGTTAACGCGGTAAACCCCGGTGTGTATCGTTTTTGATTATCCCCGCACGCTCGCGCAGAGGAGTCTCCCTGTCGGGCTGCGGTCTCTGTTAATGAGGGAATACAGCGACGATACGGCGCATCAACAAAACTTATTTCAGGCACTGAGTGCGGATATAGTCCTGTGCCCCTTCCAGTTGCTTGTGCATCGTCATCAGCCGCTCTCTGAGGGTGAAATAATCCCGTGTAACGGTGTCTGCCAGTTGGGGGCCGGTTGCATTATCCACGCCGGAGGTGGTGGGGGCTTCACGCACGGAGCCTGGACAGGTGGCGTTGATCCGCAGGCGCTTACGACCAGCGGCAACATCAGCGCGCAGAGTTTCATTTTCAGTTCTCGCATCGGATAATTCCCTCGAGTATTTTGCATCGAGCGCAGCAACATCGCGCTGGCGCACCTGCATATCAGTAATGGTTGCGTTCGCCAGCTTCAGTTCACTGGCTTTGTTATCGCGCTGCGCTTTGTAGGTAATCGCGTTATCACGGTAATGGTCTGTTGCCATCCACAGCGCACCACAGGCCACCAGCAGAATAACGATAAACGCGGAAAGCATTCGGTTTATGTTCACCCCAGCAACCCCGACGAAGACAACATCATCCAGGCCATGGAAAGAAAAAGAGCAACCAGCATTAGTGAAAATGAAATGCCGACAATTACACAGAGGATCTTCGCCAGCGTTATGAGTTTGTCTGACATGCTTAATCCTCCCTTCACGATTTCAACGCAATGACCAGTTTTGCCAGCCCATACAGCATCGGGGACACAGCAACACCGACCGCCACCCACTTAATGGCAAAAGCCAGTGCTCTGCTGATGTCATCAGTTACAGGCGCTTTCAGTTCAAGGCCATTTTTCATAGTCAACCTCAACAGAATTCGTTTATACTTCGCCATGTTCTCCCTTGCCTTACTCAAGGTCAGAAACACAAAACCCCGCTTGGTGCCAACAAACGGGGTTTTTACTTTTATTCACTTACGTTTCGCCAGTTCGCAGGATTTCGTGTTATCCGTTCGCGTGGCCATACCTTATTTTTCAGCAAAATATTCTGCTTATCTGTCGATTCCCCAGCACGCCAGCGCGCTCTCCTGGTCACGACGGGATACCTGACCATAACAGTTATTTGAGCGGATACGGCAGTCTCTGCCACCGTCCTTAATCCACCAGCGAATCGCCTCACACGCTCCCCTGCGGTCACCAGCATTCAGCCGCTTATAAAACGTCGACGGGAAACACTTACCGGGGCCAATGTTATAGGGACAGAATGACGCTATACCCGCTTTCTGTGGTTCGGTCAGTGGAACTTTAATATTGCGCTCCACCCATGCCAGCGCCTTATCCCGTTCAATGGCATTAACCTGGTCGCATTTTTCCTTCGACAGTTTCATGCCCGGAATAACAGGTTTACCATCCACCATTGTGGCACCGCGGCAGATGGTCCAGATACCCGCACCATCACGGTATGCCGTTGTGTGGTTACCTTCTTTTTCATCCAGAAACTGGTCGAGAATATCAGGCGCAGGCGCACCGATGGCAATCAACGCCAGAACGGCAGCCGACAGGCCATATTTGATTTTGGTGTTCATGGATATTTATCAGGATTTATCGGTTCCGAATCCCTGGATATGTTAAATCTTCAGCCCGCCAGCGGTAGGACACTGGCGTTTTTCCTGATGGCTGAAATATATCTGACAATTTCAGTAGAGGATTAACCATGCATAACGATCAACATAATTATGATTTATGCCTGCAAGCCATAAATGAGCGGGTAAAATCAGAGTGCCTCTTACTCCTCCCACAAGAACACGATGCAGTAAAATCCATTCAGGCTGAGCCGTATGGACATCTCACACCTGTGACTCTCGGCATTATCGCCAGAGCATTAACACAGCCCATGCTTATGCGTATTAAGACCAATATAAATAACTGGTTGAATGAAGAATTAAGCTACCTTGATTGTGAGTGGGACAATCATTACGCAAAAACACAAAAAGAACGCATCTTCAGTCGATTATCCAGCAACAGATAACGAGCCACCTTATATACGCCCTTTCAGATAAGTCATCCCCGGCTGCATCCAGTCAACAGGTGCTTTCTTAAAGGGCGTATTATCAAAATCACGCAGAAGAGCCTCCAGCACAACTGCATCATTGTCAGCACCACTGGCCATCATTTCAATCTCAGCTGCTACCTGCAGATATCCCATGCAACGACCAATGCGCTTCATCAGCCCCTGCTTTTTATTGTTCTTCAGGTAATCAATGGCAAATTCAATGAGCGCCTCACTATGCTGGTGCGATGGCGGTGTTAATTTCCCATTTTCTGAGATGGTTATTTTCCCGCCATCTCCGTATACAACAAAGGATGGCCGGTTACACTCCCATTCCTGATCTTTATCAGGTGCAGACGCAATAAAATAACGTTTATTTCCTTCCTCTCCGGCACTTTTAACCGTAATGGAGTACTCAGACTGCAGACAAGACGCCTCTTTTTCTGACCGCAGTGTTGACGGCGGCATCTTCAGAGAACCAGTAATTCTTCCCGGTAGCTTTCCTTTGCAGGTTATCAACACATCCTGCGCCTCTAAAATTACGGGGCGCTTTTCCGGCGACTGCTCATCCCCTTCACATAACCCGGCAGCAACATCCAGGAAGACCTGTCTGATGCTCCTTCTGGCTGCTGCCTCATAAAACTCCAGCGCGGCACCTTCAACACGGTCCAGCGAGATGTCCAGGTCAAAAATTTCGCCGTCAAAGCGTTTTTTGTCCCGTAACGCTAAAGTTACCGTAACTTTATTCTCAAAATTGCGGGTCCCTTTCACAATCAGTTCATAGTTTTTAGTCATTGTCTTACTCTCCTCTCGCAGCCTTACGCCGGTCCTCTCTGATTTTGAAATACAGGTTAGTCAGATATGTCAGCAGCCCAAACAGCAGACTCCCCAGCACGCCTATTGCCGCCCACTGAGACGGGGAAACCCTGTCCAGCAACTGCAGGAACCAGTAGCCCGTTCCCACCGCTGACGTGGTGTATGACACACCTGTTGTGATTTTTTCCATCTGGT